CACTTCAACAGCGTCAATCTCCAAACCGTTTCCCGCGTAGCCGTTTACAGCGTCGTTGATGTTGCAGCCGGTCACATAGGGAAGCCATCTGCCGCCCTTAATATGTACCCGGTACTTTACGGAACCAGCGGAAACACGAACAGCCAGGTCTGTGACGGCTCCAGTAAAACCCGCGTAATCCTCAAGGTTTTTTACCTCGGGAAGCCAGCCGTCCGCCTTGGTTCTTACCCGATAGTATACATCTGCCGTTTTTGCCGGCTCGGGCGCGGGAGCTGGAGTTGGCTTATTAAAACCATTAAGGCCCTTCTCCTTGATAGCCTTAGGATAATCCTGATAGCACTCATTCATATCCACGCCGCCCTGGATTCCGGGAACGCTACCGGAGCTGGTGTACTGCCACATGCCATATTGGCCGGAATACTGGCACTCAGTAAAATACTGGGCAGCCCAGACATCATAGGGAAGCTGGTCAGGATAGAATTTGCTGTCAAGCCAGCTGAGGGAGGCATAAACGCCCACATAATACCCGGCCTTTTCAACCTCAGAGCAGAAAGCCTTAATTACATTGGTCAAAGTCTGCCGGGAAAGCGTGCCCATCGTTCCATTGTCCTCTACGTCGTAATAGACGGGGTATTCGAATTGCTTGCCCTTAATGGTGTCCAGGAAGAACTTAGCCTCCTGGCGCGCCTCAGCCTCGGAAACCGCATAGCCGTAGTGGTAAGCGCCTACTGGGATCCCGGCGGCTTTGGCTCCCTTGTAATTGTTTTCAAACTGATTGTCCACCTGAGAAGGATCCGAAGAACCGAAAGAGGAACGGAGAATGGCGTAATGGATTCCAGCTCCTTTCACTTGGTTCCAATCGATTTTCCCCTGCCAGGTAGATACGTCAATACCGATAATCATTTTAACCACCCGCCGCTTTCAAGCTGGCTTTTCCTTTCCTCAATCTCTTCAGCGTTTTCCTCCTGGAGCCTTTTGGCGTCTTCCAGTGAGATACCCATAGCCGCCGCGGCTTCCTGAGGTGTTTTCCCGTAAGCGTAGGCCTTAATGATTTCTTTCTTTACTTGCTCTGTCATTTTGCTTCCTCCTATAAAGTAGTTCATTTAATTCCATAAACGGCGGTAATCATAGCGTTCGCGGCAAATCCAGAGCCGCCCGAACGGAGAGACGTGGAATTCGGGAAATAAAATCCCAAAGCCGTGTCGGGGGAGATTATGATCCTGGCCAGCCCGGAGCCGTCGCTTCCTCCGGAAACATAAGAATCACCGCCGAAGTCCGCGTGACTGTCCTTTGCTACAGGGAGTAAATTGCCGATGCCCCAGTGAAGACCGGTGGAATTGGTAGTACCGGTCACCAGAAGCATAGTGAAGTTCAAAATGCTTTGGGACAGCTGAACTGTAGTATTATTAGTGGTCAGCTTGCCCTTCCATAAAGGAGTAACCTTGATCCCGGCGTCCGCTAGGGGAACCGCACCCACATCGGCGGCGGTCAAAGAAATATTTGATGATAACGCTTTACCGTTCACGGTTCGCGTGGTGGGAACCGCTCCCACATCAGAGGCAGACGGCATTTGAGCCAGCTTGCCGGAGCTATTTAGGGTAGCAAGGCCGTTAGGCTGCCCTTTGCTTGCTTCCAACGCGTCAAGATCGGCTTGGAGAGAAGCCACGTCGATGTCCTTTAACTGGTTATAGATTTCTTCCGCGTTT